TTCCCCTGATAAATGATGTGCTCCAGAATGATACAGTCTCTTGTGCTTTCAGATTACCGTATAACATTTCAAAGTCATTGTCTGATGGCATTTCAAACATATACTTTACCATATTCTTATAAGGAATCTGATATAGTGATGACTTGTCTTCATGGTCGCCTGGCAAGAAACCAATCTCTCTTGTGGAAACCAATGACCTAACAATATACACCTTATCATATGGTGTAGTTTCGTCAAGTACATCTTTGAGTGCAAGATACAAACTGATAAATGTCTTACCAGTTCCAGCACAACCATATCCAAATATATTTTTACCCTTAGCGTACTCATCAAAGAGAATCTTTTGATTATCTGTGATAGGTTCCACATCAACCAAGACACTATTGTTTATTGGTCTTTTCCTACGTCTTTGTTTAGCAGTCATTCCAGCGCCAACAGTATTATCACGATGTTGACTATTAGTATTCCTTCTTTTTTTAGTTGACATTGACACCTCTATTGGCTAAACGACCCTTTATTCCACCAGCTTTTTCAGATTTCTTTAGAATCTCACCCCAGCCTGGATGTTTATTGGTGAGTTTATCTTTCCACTCTCCAACTTCTCCCACGCCTGGAACTGTTGATGGATCTGAATAATCTCTATCCCATTCGGGATTATCAGTTTTCCATTGATCCCAAGCATGAATACTCATTACGACTTCTTTCTGTTCACCAGTTGTTTTGTTGACCACAGGGTATGTTGCCATTAAGATTCCTCTCCGTGAAGTTCTTTTTTGATTTGTTTTTGAATCTCTACCACTCCATTTCTCCATTCTAATGCCTCAGAAACGATTGGAAACTGTTCTATGAATACAGTTTTACATGCCTGTGCAATGTCCATGTGTTCCTTCTGAGTTCCATGAGCGGATCTCAGATCAATATAATGAATCCATGATCTACAAGAACCTGTCATATAGATTCTTGTTGGTGTGCAAAGTGGTAATACCATTCTGGCACATTCTTTTGCAACTCCCTCTTCCAACATCTGTTGATATAAGGCGGTTGCAGAGTCAAACAAAGTCTTCATTTGTAATTCTAACTTCTGTTTGACAAACTCGTCAAGATCGTCTGTAGAGTTTTGACGATTCTTTAAATCTTGTTTCCTAAGTTTAGGAATAGGAATAGTCCCCAGTTGTGTGCTATCAGCATAACGTTGACTAAACTCTTGAAATGTAAATGACCTGTGACGGAGTATCTGTGCAGCAATGGCACGAGTTGTCTCTATCTCCAGAGTCATACTAGACTGTTCAAATACTGACCAGTGATTGTGGTTGATACAATACTTGAGAAGTCCAGCAAACTTTTCGTTGTCTTGATTGGCAGGATTAGACACTCTGGCAATATGTGCCATAGTCTTTTCTGCATCAGGTGTAATACTTACTAATTTTACGTCCATTACATTTCTTCTTGATCTGCATAGGTGATAGGTTTACTGTCACCATTAACGTAAGCAGTGGGATCAGAATAAACTTCTGCTTCCAACTCTTCTATAACAGTTTTCAAATTCTTAATGATAAGTTTTAAGTGGTTCTTGTCCATATCAAATAAAATAATTAAAGTTAATCACACACCTACGAAGGGTGTCGGTTGGAGAACAACCAGCATGTAACGTATTTGAATTAAATACTACCATACGATTAGCTATACTGTCAACCTTTGTACCATCTTCAAATCGAGTATGACCATCATTACTATTTACATAGTAGATGGAAGTGATACAATCGTCAACGTCTGTATGGAGGTCATACTCTTGTCTCTCTGGTGTTTTCATATTTAGATTGGCTTTAATCCTGACTATAGAGACAGGTTCCAACTCATTAATGATAGGCATGAGGTTATAGAAGAATTGACTTCTAGGTTCAAACTGTGCATAAAACACATGACAAAATTGAAAATATCCGTCATCAGGTGTGTTCACACCTTTACCGAACTGCCATTGAAACGAAGAATCCTCCAACAAAGTATTTCGGAGGATATCAAAGTCTTTTGGTTTTAGAAAATCATCAATTATTTTCAATTTCATTAGCTTCTTTAGTTAGTTCAGTCACCAATTTTTCGGTGCCATCCATCATCTTAACTTGAAACAAATTAGATTTCATATATTTTTTAATCTTCTTATACTTCTTCATCACCTTACCAAACTCTTGCTTGTTTAATTCAACCTTGCCAGTGTTCTTAGGATTTTCCTGTCTGACTTCATCCACGTTTTACCTCCAGTTCCCATTCCATCATTGATAACAAAGTATCATAGGGAATCCAAGCGGGATCTTCATTTTTAAACTGAACCTCTACTTCTTTTACATTCTTATCTAAGAATCTGTTATAATTCAGTCTAGTATTTTTCACAACACTTATTGGATTAATCATTTTTCTTGAGGTTTTGTGCATTTTTTGGTACTGATTCGCTCCAAGATTATCTAAAAAATCATTCATTTACGTTTCGGGTTAGGTTTCTTAGCGGCTGCTTTTTTCTTGTCAGGATTGATCATATCATCATTCCATAGTTTTGGAGATATTTTACCATTAGATTGTTTCCAACCTTTTAGACCTGTCTTGTATTTGTCATAGTAATGATCGAACATTTCCACCTGTTTTTGACATAAAGTAATGTCATAGTATGTTTTATCCTCTTCAACATACTCTACAAGATATGCCGTGTAAGGCAATTTCGGGTTATCTGCTAGTTTGGGATCGCACTTTTCGTGGATGATTTTCAACTTCTATTCCCCCATGTGATTTCTGGATATGCTTCTGCCACTAATTCCTTAGTGATATTGTATTTGGTGTTGAGTGATTTGTCTTTCACAAGAACAAGAATTTCCGCCTCTGGTTGGGGTAGTGTCTGGAGAATATTAATGAATATAGTCTCTCTTTTGATTTTATTCAACTCGTCATCACCACCTTTTATAAAACGGTAAAACTGTCTTGCAGAATTACGAATGGTTGTTCTTTGAGGAATACCCTGTTCTTTAGATGCCTGTACATCACCTTCTACAGGTTGATATGGTACAGGTCCATCTGGTAACATAGAGATTACAGATTCATCAAAATTCCATATCATAGTCATTTTGAAAGAATCCTCTCCATGAGTACGGAGAATGTCCAACTTTTTGGATTTTACTCTTTCAGAATCAACTGCTTCTAAGAGTTCATGAACCATAGGATTTGCAGGCAGTTCTTTCTTCTTAACTGTTACTGTCCTTGGTTTTCTTGTTGTAGTAGACTTCTTACGAGTGGTCTTAGCCTTCCTCGTCGTCGTCTTCTTCGCTGTCGTCATTGTTTTCAAACCTCAAGGCTATTATTTCATCGGGAATTAGATTCCCATTTTCATCATACATCTCAGGATGATATGTTGCGGACACCACCCCAGCATTTTGCATCTTAACGTAATTGTTCTGCTGGGCTAACCATCCAATTATACCACCTAGTATCAAAAATGTCAAACATAGTATGCTGAATATTACAAGAATTACTGTAGTGTCCATGATAGGCTCCTAGTTGGTGGTTTTCTTTTTTATATCTAACGATAATCTAAATTCTCTACCAAAGAGGGAGAGTTTAATATCGAAGAACTTTGGTGTTTGTTTTGGTTTCTGTTTTCTTTCTCCTCTGAGTATAAGTTCTATGCCTTTATTTATGTCCATATCACTAATGATCATTACTATAGACCCTATGTTCTTTTAGATATTTTAAGGTTTGATTTGCATCACCAATAACCTTATCATCCATCGTTACCTGTGGCATGGATAACGTATGAGGGAACTGACTTTCAAACTCCTTCACAGTATAGTCTTTGTTTAGTTCCTTATAAACATATTCTTGACCTAGCATTTCAAGTACAACTTTTACCTGATAACATCGAGGGCATTCTTTTTTTCCATAGATTGTAAACATAATTAATACTTGATTACTTTGACTTTTTCCCACTCATGTTCAAAAACACATATGGCACCGTGAGATCTTTCATTAAAACATATTGTAAGATATGTAGATAGTTTTCTACTATCTAATCCTCTGTGAGGTTTTTCACTTACAAAAAGAACCCGACCCTCTATGTGGCCGAGTCTTGCAATAGAACCCTTACGGATTGCTATGGTTTTCGCAGTATCTAAGAAAAGAGTCTTCGATTCCTCTGGTATCTGTTTTACCTTGTGATACCCATAGGTGGCAGAATTCGTAGAGGTTACGGACATTTTCGAGAGTGTTGTATTTTTTTAAAGAAAGAAATGTTTGTTGGCGTAGTACCATACGTTCATCACGATATCTTAAGTCACTCACTTTCCTCTTCCTTTTCCATTCTGTCAATGGCGGTAGTCATCCTGTCAAATAAGGTTTCCGTTCCTTGAATATTGTCAAGGTGTGCAATAATACCACCTAGTTCTCTTACAATGTAAGGTTTTTCTACTCTTGCTGCAAACGCAAGTGCGTCACGAAGATGGATTTCTGCCTTCCTGAGACTTTCTAAAGTTTGTTCTGATAGTGCCATTAGTCTTTCTTAATTGAGTTCCAATCGTCTTGGAATAATTGTAATCCCTTGTCGGTTAGAATGTGGTTATACATCTTGCCAAATATAGCAGGGGGCATAGTAACAACGTCCGCTCCTACTGAGAAACAATCTGCAACATCTTTCACATTTCTAAGTGATGCAGCAAGAACTTGAGTTCTTGATAGGTGTTCTCTATATAGTTTCGCAATGTCCCTAACCAGACCTAAACCATCGAATGAATTATCATCAACTCTTCCTACAAATGGTGAAATATATGTAGCTCCTGCCTTTGATGCCAGTATTGCCTGTGCAACTGAAAAACATAGTGTCACGTTTACTGTGAATCCGTCACTTGACAGTAACTTACATGCTTTTAATCCTTCTACTGTTAGTGGCACTTTGATAGTCACGTTCTGCATATCTTTGAACGCCTGTGCTTGATTTACCATTTCAAGAGATTCTTCTGCAACTACCTCTGCTGATATGGATTCAAAGAATGGGAACTCTCCCGATATTTTCTTAATTGTTTCTACAGGATCACCACCACTTTTAAGTATTAGTGATGGATTTGTTGTCACGCCGTCAATAAGACCAGTTTGATTTGCTTTTTCAATGTCTTCAAATACGGCAGTATCAAGAAAGATTTTCATTTTTTGATTTTTTGTTCGCTTTTTTAATAAGTTTGGCGTAGAGTACGTCTTCTTTAGTATAGAGGTCAGGTGATTTTTTTGCAACTTTTATTAACCTTTTTGCCATTTTTCTCTGGGATTCAACACACATGTATCGTTTTTTCGTATTATTGTTTTACTATTTAACACTGGAGATAAGTAAAAATACGCTTGGGTTTCATGACTTAAAGATTCTCTTAACTTTCTGACCATCAGAAGTTGTTTGTCAAGTAAATTCATCTTCTAAGAGTATGTAAGTGTTCTAAGACCTGCTCACGAATCCACATAAGTTCATTATAACATCCCTGATTATGGGCACATGACCTTAATTTTGAGTCTGGTTGATGAACAGACTCGATGAATATATCAAGTCCACGATTCCATTTTTGATCTTGAGATTCAGGCTCGTCGATCTTTAGTTTGTCATTCATAACTGTTACAATCTTGTGATGGTCTTGTAGTGCAAAATTTATCTGCTCCTGTAACTATCTTAATTTGTTCTATAGATAGCCACTGTTTTTCCATTTCTTCGCAAAGATAAGCAATTTTCTTGTTTTGCACATCAGTTTGCTCTAGGAGATACTGTATGGTATGTTCCAGTGTTTGTTTATTACCATCAGCATCCTGTAGGAAGATTCGGTAAGAAGTGCGAAATTTGTGAACCAAATGAACCCTCAACGTAACATAAAGAATTAGATTGAGTGTGATAATCCAAAAAACTGTCATCTTTTTTTAGATTTAATTGCTCCCCATGTGAGTTGTAGGAGGCCTCTGATAGTTGATATTATAGGAAATGTTCTACTTGACCCTATTTCATCAAAAACATCCATATTTAACTTAAATGCGTAATTAGCTTCATTGATAATCAAGTCACCATCAGATTCTGACATAGGAAGATTGTCTAAAGCAGTTCTATACTTAGTTTTGAAGTCTTTAGCGTCAGGTATATTTGCAAAATCATAAAATGCAAGACCTTGACCACTCAAACCCATTGCTTTATCAGCAATATTCTTCAATATTTGACCACCAGACAAATCACCAAGATAACGTGTATAGTGGTGTCCTACTAAAAACTTAGCATTTATTTTTTGTACTCTTTTGACGTAATTAGTACAAGCATCTGTCGGGTGTATAACAGTTCTCCAATCTTCACCCCAATAGAACTCACAGTCTTTCTCTAAAGCAGGCACACGTTTAAGTTCGTCAAATGCTATAGGTGCAATCAAAGGATCATCTTTAAATTTATCTACCTGTTCTTCAAGAGCAGTGTATATGAAGAAAAAATCTGCAATCAATTGTTTATAACTATCCTTACTTACCACACCAGCGAGAAAGTTCGTGACGAACCCTGTATTCTCTGCCATTGAGTGAGATTTAGAAGTGTCTTTTTTGATTCTTTTGGAAAATGTAGTTGTAGTCATAATTTCATTATACATCAGTTTTGTCCTTTTGTCCAGCGGGATGAAAAGAATATTCACTATCCCATTTGAAAGGAGTATTGTTTAATTCATGTTTTTTGGGTTTTATACCAAAAAATCTCTTAATTATCTTTAGCATTGAGGTAATCCACAAATAAAATACCGTCTAAATGGTCTATTTCGTGTTGAACCACTCTGGCAGCAATGCCGTCTAGTTTCCATTTCTTATATTTACCATCTTTATTTTGGAATGATATTTTTATCTCCTTTGGTCGCAAAACTTCTCCATTTTCGCCTGGGCAACTTAGACACCCTTCATCAAATAAGACCTTTTCTTCACTTTTCCAAGTTATTTTGGGATTTACCATTAAATGAGCATATCTACCGTGTTCTTCTGTTGTCTCATCTATAACAACGATTCTCTCATTTATACCCACCTGTGGTGCAGCTAGACCAATACCATTTGCCTCCCACATGGTATCACACATGTCTTTATAGAGTTTTCCTATTCTTTCTTTATCAAACTCAACTTCTTCCGACTTGACTCTGAGACACCTATCTCCAATAACTCTAATTTTCATGGTGGCCACTCCTCCTCTGCCACATCATGTGGACCGTTCATTTTTTTATCTAGTTCACGTTCGTCAAGTACTTCATTAATGATTTTTTTGACCTCTTCGCGAAGTAGTTGTAGGGAAAATTCAATTTTGCTCATTTTCTAATAATAATAACATCATCTTCATCGTCGTCCTCTGGTCTGAAAACTAATAATTCATCGCCAGACTGAACTTCCTCCATCTCTGGATGGACGTTTCTTTTAATTGGTTTATTTAATTCAGTAAGTGTGAATGTCATTGACCTCCACATAAAAGCAAATGAAGCTCCTGCTAGGGCAAAAAAGAATATTCCATATATAAAAGTTGCAGTATCACTCATCTGTTGAATAATTTCTGAATTGGCACCTGTCTTAGTTTCTCTATAACGTCAACTTCTACCCTATCTACGATTTTGTCTAGTAAGTTGATATCTACTTCCATGAATGGAGGTATTATGCCTAATAAACGTAATAAACCATCTACAAACAATGCTAGAGTGGTAAAACCAAGAATCATAGAAATAACTGTGGCATCTCTATTATGTTTCTTCATTGACTCTTCATCAATTCTTCTCGCTTCAGCAACGGCCAATTGAACTGCATGAGCAATCATCCGATCTACTTCATCTTTGGTGTAAGTATACCTTTTAATCTTTTCTTCTGTCATAGAGATATCTAGAATGTCGCTAACTGGGAAGTCTTTTAAAAAGTGACCCTGTGGCTTCAAAAATTTGGGGACTTTTTTTTCCGCTCTTTTTGAAACTAAAAGCTCATTTTCGTTTTGGCTAGTACCTATCTGGGATTTTGTCATAACTTTCACGGTAGTCTAGGGGCTTCGCTTGTCGGATACATCCTACTGCTTTTTCAAAACAATTTGAATTGAAAACGTTCTCTACTCCGATCAATTTTATGAGTGTGTGTCTGGAGACAGTTTCTACTCTCTCTACTAGGTATGTATTCCCTTTGATAAGTTGAGCAGACTGAGCACCCCCTAGATATCTGACTTGTTCACCTATTTTCATAATCCTCTATGTGGATCATAATATACGAGTGTCCATGCAACGTAAATTGCTAAACCTACTGGAATAAGTGTAAAAGGCATAATTCTCCTAATCTTTGTATATCATACTGTCTTCTCCTTGATCTGTCAAGGGAAGACCAAAAGTTTTTATGTCAAGAAGTTGTTGTAAAAGAGCTAACTCCTCTCTTAGTTTTTTATTTTCTTTTTCTAGGAACTCGCAGTGTTCTGCGTAGATAATAATACTCATGGGTAATGGAAAACCCACCTTGCGGTGGGTTCTAAAGGTTCATTTGCTTTAATTTACTTTAAAATTTCTGTGCATACTTGTCTACAGTAATTGTCCGTGCAATCTATAATGCAGTCAAAGTATTCGTCGATTAGATGGTCTTGAGAAACAAGCGTCGGTTCGTCGTGATGAATCCATTCTGCCATTTGATTATGGGACATACGATTTCGCATAAATTTCTTCTCCTTATAGAACGTTAAAACATAATAAAGACTACTTCAGTTCATCTTTTTGTCCTTAATTCTATCATTATTTAGTGCTTCTGATCCCTCTATTGTTAGGATCTTAACACTCTGTAGTTAGGAAAAACTACTTATTTACTCGTCTATAACATACATCATTGTCAAGAAAGCGGCAGTGATGGCAATGGTTCCTGACAGTAGTAGTGCTGTGACCTGATATGTGGTCATGTACATAAAATTAACATTCTGTAATATTTATGTTAGTAATCTTCCTCAAATGTGTCAAGTTCTGTAACAGAGCTGTTCTTTTGATGTTGTAAACACACTCCATGCACATCTACCTCCATAGTATAATGTGCTTTTGTGTGGAAAAATTCTATTAATATTAACGTGCCCACAATTATCAAATTTGTATATGTAACTGGATGTGCGATTACTTTGAGTATTTTTTCCATTAAAAAAAGATCCCTACAATATGTAGAGATCCTTCGTAGACAAGTATGTTAGTCTGTTAACTGCAAGGTGTTGCCTTACTTCTAACTTTAATTCCACGATACATTAGATCGTGACGGTTACGCTTTTCATTCTCTTCGAGAATCATAGCGGTGTATTCTTCGGTGTCGTACTCGACACCTCTGTATGTGACTTTTGCCATTTGGTTGCTCCTAAAGTAGTAGGGATTGTAGCCCCGTTCCTTCAGCGAACTTTTGCGTCTCCCGAAGGAGATGAACGATCCGTTCCGAGTCGGCTTACTTGCGCCCCATAAGGGGTGAACGATTGTGTTAATAATAACACATTGTATACTATATATGCAAGTAATTAGTAGTAATTACTACATTTTTGATACAATTTTAGGATATCTTAAGATTTGTCTTTTATCTCATCACCTATCACTATACTATCTAATCCAGACTCATAATATAGTCCTAAAGCATCTCCTATTCTTCCAGCAATGGGTTTACCACCTTTGTTTAAAGAGGTGTTCAATAATATAGGAGCACCTGTCAACTTCTCAAACTCATCAAGTAGAGAGTAATAATCTTCTTGTTCTGGTGATACGGTATTCACTCTGCAAGTGCTGTCAGCATGGGTTATACATGGCAATTTTTCTGGTGATAATACATTCATAACATATAACATGTATCGAGAGGGACCTTCCCAATCAAAATATTGCGATACCTTATCTTCTATTACAGAAGCTCCAAACGGTCTGAATGGTTCCCTATGTTTTACTTTATTATTGAGATAGTCCTTACCATGAGGATCAAAGGGGTTCATAAGAATACTTCTATTTCCTAATGCACGAGGTCCTATCTCCCCATGTCCTTGATACCAACCAACAATCTTTCCTTGTGCTAGTAATTCAGCAGTGTCTTTGATAGTCTTTGTAGATGGTCTACTAGTTGGTGCCTGATCATCTTGCATGAAAGGGAATCCTTCTGAGGGGAGAGGCATCATATTATGTTCTCTTCTTAGAAACTCTATCGCACCAAGACTCAGACCTTGATCGTATGCGTGTGGAGGTATGACTAGATTGGGTATAGAATCTTTCAATACCTTATTGATAACAGTATTCTGTGCCACACCACCAGAGTATCCTACAATGTCATCTGGTTTAATAAATTTTTGAAAATGTCTTAGGAATATTTGTTCTGTATATTCATGTGCTGTATGAATGTAATCCATGATGTATTGTTGATCATGAAGATGTTTTTCTATTACATCAAAATCCCATAGTATTTCCAGATCATCTATACCTAGACTCTTATCAGATACATCTGGATTATGTTTACCAAACGCTTTTAGAGCCATAATTTTCCCTGCCTGATCTAGGTAATGGCCTCCCAGCTGTAGATAAGCACCCAACCTAGTCATAATAAATCCAAGACTAGGTGAACCCTGCTGACTTGGAAATATACCTACAGTCTTGCCATGGTCAATGAGTTTATCATCTCTCCATACACTACGATACATCCAATCATCACCAAATCCATCAAAGACAAAATGAAGATTGGGTTTGACCTTCATAGGCCAAAGACTTAATGTGTGTGCGTAGTGATGATCTATTCTGTGGATAGGGCATCTAAATCCCAAGTCTCTAAAGAAAGGTATGTCTACTACTTCTGATATCTCTTTGGAGTTTATAGTGATGGATTGATGCACAACACCCATCCTTTCATATTCAGTTCCAGCACAGTCCATGATGATACAGACACCATCATTAAACCAAGGTTGAATATTCCAATCCTCTAGTATTCTTGTCCATTCATATAGGCCATCTTCAAAACCAACATGCTTACATTGATAATCTCTCTCGAAAGATCTGTATCTTACAGTTTCACCATCATAGTATGTTACGTTTGCATCATGAGCATCTAATCTCAGACCTAATAATTTCATAGTGATCTATCGCAAGCCCACCTTCTAACTTCCATTGCATGAAAATGTTGTCGTAAGTATTCTATTGCTTCTTTTGGTTTATTGTTACCACTACAAGTAAAGATGTCACACTTAGCAATATTTTTCTCAGGCCAAGTGTGAATACTCATGTGACTCTCTTCAAGGAGAGCAAATCCTGTCACTCCTTGCGGTTCAAATTTATGTGTATGTACTGTGATTACTTTGCACCCTGCTTTCTCTGATGCCTCTAGTAAACAATCCTTAATATGGGATTCACTATCCAACAGAGTAGGGGAACATTCAATTAAGTCAAATAAGATGTGTTTCATTATGCAACCCTACGGCTCAAAAATTTACCCGAATTTTTTTTCCAGCTTTTTTGGTTTTAAAAGCTGATTTTACATGCCAGGTGGTCTTGATGGATCTGACATGGGAGAACCCATCCCAGGCATCTCATAACCACGATCCATTCCACCACCACTACCCATGCCTGGAGGCATGCTACTTGGGCCTCCGAAGTTTCTATTCACACCACCGTCTTGCATCTTATCAAAACCATGTTCCAATCTGTGTTGTTCCATAGTTTCTTTCATACTATTGATAGCTTTCTCTAGTTTATTAATCTTAGCAAGCATCAATTCTAGATAGTCTTTATCTTCCATGTTGAGATCTGTTTCTGATAATAATACGATTGTTTTCATAATCAGGTATGAACTCTAAGGCATCATCATGAGGCCATTGCATCTCTTCATAGAGAGCATTAAGTCTTCTCATGTCATCCCATAGATCACTAACCTGTGGTTGGTCTCGATACCAATCCTCTTCTGGTTCTAAGTTTCCGTGCGGCATTGTTACCTTCCTTTGAAGTAGTGGTTGATGATCTCTAATTTTTCATGAGCATCACCAATAGCATCCAACTCTTTATCGATGGACTCCATAATATTAGTGTGTTCTCCGATACCTACAGGGTAGGTGAGGTAAACTTCAACATTCTGCTTGTGCTTTGCAATCAAACCCTTGTAATAAGTGTCTGCATTTTTTAGAATGTCGTCACGCAAATGTATCATAATTAAAATAGATTGTATTCTTTTAAGTATTTAACAGTCTCAGCAGCGCCTCCAATAGTTGTGGAATCAACTGTGACTTGAGGGAAGGTAGATCCTTCTCCGAACTGTGAGATAAAACCTTCTCGATCAAAGTGATCGTCCAATTTATACTCTACGAAGTTCAGTTCGGCTAATTGTAACACAGATATAACTTTCTCGCAATATGGACATCCTGTTTTTGAGTAAACGGTGAAATTCATACTGTTTGAAACCATTCCTTGAGTGTTGTTTGATAGCCTGACTCTCTACTAGGAGGTTCTTTAATCCCCTTCATTTTCTTGTAATCATTGTGCATCGCCTGGAGTAACCATGCTTGTGCCAATTGATGTGGGCCCTCCTTCAACAACTGGATTTGAAATTTCGATAGACCAGCCTTCATCTCCAAGTACTCCTTTCTCCACGATAATCGGTTCGTTTCTGACATCTTGTTCCTCCCAGATTTGTTTGATTTGTTCTGATTGTTTATCGATATCTCTCATTGTGTTAGCAACTTTGACATCAATCCACTTGATCTTCAACCATTCAACGAGTCCTAATGCAAGGTGTTGTACAAATGGATTCTTGAATTTCTTCTTAACCCATCTCTCGGCTTTATCGTACCAAGGGTCTACGCCGTCCCCGAAGGTTTTTTCAAAGGAGAATAGCACCGATAATAAATCCTTTAGCGAACGATATACATTTCATTTGATAGTCGGATAAACCAAACTTATCTTGAAATTTCTTTGCCATCTTCTTATCCCATTCCTTTACATGGTATAAAGCATGTACAACAGGATTCATCTTTTCGTGATTGTCGCAAGACATTTTCTTATATTAAAAAAACTATTTAGATTATATCACTTCAATCCAAAAGTGTAAATGTGTTTGCCTGGCGTGTTCACATAATGTGCTTCTCCTGACTCCAGTGCATCCTTTAATTTCTGTGCAAAAGGTTTTAATACATTCTTATACTTTGTTCTGATTGCCTTATCGTGATAAGTTTTATCTCCATATTTTATGAGTCTGCCTGGCGATGTTAGACCTTCATGTTTGAAATTTGTTGCACGATATATGATCCCTGTGTGACCGTGGTATGCGTCTGCATAAGAAACTATTATCTTGTAGTCAGTATTCTTTTTTAACCACCTCTGAGTCTTCCCTATGAAGTAACTCTCTGTACACTTAGGCGTATCATCTATACAACATAGTCTCCTTAGTTCTATCACATCACTCTCACTCTTCCCATACTTCCTCCACGCATTTGCCATGCCCAGAGGTCCATATATCATTGCACCTATCAAATGATTATCACAATATAATCCAAACACATGAGATATTCTCAGTCCATTTACACTCTTGGAGTAGTGCCATGACTCTATAAAATCTCTTACCACCTGTATATTAGTTACCTTTACATCAAAATCTGTTACCTTCTTATCCGAAGGCACTTCATAATCATATAACAATTCTTTCAACATAAGAATATTATACCACAAAAAAAGACCCCTGTGAAGGAGTCTTGTAAGTTCCGATTGTAGACATCGCACGAAAGAATGTCAACATTATTTATAGTGCGTTACCTCTTGGTAATACTTCCTCTGGGAACACAAAGTTCTCGTGAGGTTGGTCAACAGATGAC